TTGGACCAGTGAGCTGGAAGCCTATGAGCGAATTGTGTCTGAGAGGACAGGCAGAAGCCAGTACTCAGCGCCACCCGGCCTTCACGACGATACGGTCATCGCGAGAGCGCTCATGCTTCACGCTGCCCAGCACCGGCGGTGGAGCATCTACTAAGGGGATTTATGGACGCGTACATGAAGAAGTTCATTAAAATTGTGAGTCCAGAGGACCTCCCAGCTGAGGCTTGGAGCGTGGTGCTCGGCAGGCACGACGATTCAGACACGCAGGAATTATACAAGAAAGTAGGCTGGTTGTTTCGCGCTGTGGAGCTTCGGGCTTCTGGTGTCATGAGCGTGCCCTTTAGCATCTACAAGGGTAATGATGAAATTGATAAGTCAGACGATTACCAAAATGTGCTCAAATTCCTCCCGAATTTAAAGGAATTAACTGGGCTGATAGAGATGTCACTTGTAGTGTGGGGCGCGGCTTACCTCTACACCTTACCAAATCTCCTCAAGACAGGTGTTTATTCGGTGAGGTATCTCCCGCCCCCAACCATTAATGTGAAGATAAACTCAGACCCTAACGAGCCGCCTGTATTTGTCCGTCGCGAGAATGGTGTCGAGAAAGAGTACGGCGTGGACAGAATTATTTATTTTTGGAAAAATGACCCCTTCGTGGAATTTGGCCCCCCGAACTCCAGCGCGCTTACAGCCGCGACACTGTCCGCTGGCGTGGTGCTCGACGTCAACTCATTTGTCTCCAGCTTTCTTCAGCGCGGCGCTATCAGACCATTCTTACTGACCGTAAAAGGTCCGCGAAAAGAGTCAGAGTTAATGAAATTAAAGGACTTTATCGCCAGGATTTTCGCGCGAGACCGCCGGAAGTCCTGGCCAACGGAAGTAGTTAACGCTGAGGAAATTGCGCCGGTTATCATCGGTGAGGGAATTGAGGCGGTCGCGGGAAAAGAGGCACTGCTTGGAGCGTCTAAGCGCGAGGAAATCTCAACAGCGTTGGGGATTCCACACTCTATTTTGTTCAGTAGGGCAGCCAATTACGCTATATCAGAGAAAGATGACTTTCATTTTTACGATAAGACTGTGGTCCCAGAGTGCCGGTTTATAGAGAGCGTCTTAAACATGCAGTTACTTGGTCCGATGGGGTATAGACTGAAGTACCATCCGGAGTCACTGGACATTTACCAGGAGGACGAGGAACAGCGGTCAGCGTCCTTGAGCCAATTTATGGACGCAATTGTGAAAGCAGAAACGTACGACCTTGCCCTGGCTGCGCTGAACATCTTTGGGTATGAGGTCTCTGATGAGGACCTGCTGAGAATAAAGTCGTTCTTTGACACTAGAAACTCAACCCAAAGAATCGCCAGCGTGAGTAAAGTTGAAGAAGATGACAGTGGTGAGAGTGAGGTTAGGGAAGAGTTGAAAAAATGGCTGGGTAAAATACGCAAGCGGTGGACGTCCCAAACTAAGACCGCGGCTGACGTGAAGTTTGTGCCCCAGTACATCCCACCTGGGCTCTATGGGGCAGTTGTCGGCCAATTAGAGGGCTGCAAGTCGATGGACGAAGTTGAGACTGTTTTTCGCGCAGCAGCTGAGTGGGCAAACTACCCGTAAGGACTTATGCCTGATATTCCGAACCGCGATGAGTTAGAGTCTGAGTACGCCAAGGAAGTGTCGAAACTGTTAAAGACACTCGCTGGTAGGTTGCTCGAGGCAATGGGTGACCCACCGGACTTGAGCAACCTGGACCAGGCTTTTTGGGATGAGCAAACAAAAGAAGCATTGGCAGTGCTCATCCCTTTTGGAGAGCGGATATTTATGCAGGCTGCGCGGCGGCTCTTACTCGAGCAGCCGGTAGGAGTAGAGTGGGACGTTATTCATGAAGCCGCTGTCGACTGGGCGTCCGCATACTCCTTCAGTTACGTGTCGAACCTTCGTGCTAACACCATGCGATTTCTTCAAAAGGTCATCTCGCGGTATTTCACCGAGGGCATGACAATTGGGCAGCTGGAGTCAACGTTACTTCGGCACTTTGACCCTGTTCGGGCTGAAATGATTGCGGTGACTGAGGTCACGCGCGCAGCCGCGCAGGGTGAACTGGCGGTGTTAAAGGAGCTCCAAGCAATGGGATACCAAATGGAAGTCAGGTGGAATACGAACCACGATGAACTTGTGTGCCCGATTTGCCGCCCGTTGAACCAGAAAAAACAGGGTGACTCGTGGAATGAGCCACCACCGGCTCATCCGCGCTGTAGGTGCTGGTTAAACATAACGCTGTCAAGGGCAGGGTAAGGACTAGGGCGCTACTATGACTGAAGTACGCGTGGAAGGACTGGAAGAGCTCTTGCGCAAGCTCGACGACATCAATGGGCTCAGGGCCGCGGTTAGAGCCATGCGCGTTTCTGCCGTCCATTTAAAGGGTAAAGTAGCTATTTACCCACCGGCAACCGCTGCGAACATGCCGGGGCCGTACCCAAAGCGGTGGTACCAGCGCGGTTTTGGCCCACGGTGGGCGCGGAAGAATAAACCTGGAGTGGGGGGCTCTAAGACAAGCGAGACCCTTGGTCGCAAGTGGACCGTTGCGGAGCGAAACAGTGGGCTAACTCAAGTCGTTGGTAACAACGTTTCTTACGGCCAGTACGTTCAAGATAAGGAAAAACAAGCTAAGGCGCACCGAGCGCACAACTGGAAAACCATTCAGGACGTGGTGGAAGAGGAAACTCGGGTAGTCTTAAATCTTGTCAAGTCTGAAGTTGATAAAGTCCTAAAAGGGTGATATAATCAGCATGGCTAGGCAACTTGGGTGCAGGATAACCATAGTCCAACTGGAGGTGAAAAGGCCCCAAGTTGAGCGTCATAGGCCGAGAATTATGGCGACGCGCTTGACTCCATTGGAGTTGGGTGCGTTGTCTCTATTGTAGGAGGAATTATGCCAAAACCTAAGGACGGAGAGACTCGGGACGAGTTTTTGGCGAGGTGCATCCCAATGTTGATTGACGAGGGGATGGGGCAAAAACAGGCCATGGCCATATGTTCCAGTATGTTTGATGAGAAGAAGGGGTTGTTTGAGCTGGACACCAGTCTACCTGAGACTAATGCCTTAAAGACAATCTCAGTGACCGACGATGAGTTGCGAGTGGCAAACTACATCGTCCTTTTTGGCGGCCGGGATCTCGAGTGGCTGAGGAGCGGCAGGAATGCGGATGGGACACTGGGAGACTTTTTCACGCCGCGGACTGACTTTGAAAGCCCATACACCAAGGCAGGGACATTATACGTCGACTGGGAACATGGTGAGGGCAAGCGGCTTGACGGGAATGACGCCCCAGGCCCAGATGACATCCTTGGAGTAGTTGACTGGAAAACGGCAAGGATGGACCGTCATGGTTTGTGGGTGGAACGCGTTTTGAACCGCCGGTCTGAGTATGTCAAAATGCTGGAAACACTGATAAAGGAGGGGTTAATTGGAACGTCCAGTGAGGCTATTCCAGCCGGGGTAGTGCGAAAGCCTACTGGGGAGATTGAGAAGTGGCCGCTAAAGAGGGACACACTGACTGTGTGGCCAGCTGAACCGCGAATGCTAAGCGAGAATGTTTTGCAGAGCGCCAAAGCTCTGTTAAACAGGTTGCCGAGTTTAAAGACCATCCTCCACGAGGAGCCGCAAAAGACCAATGATGGTGGTGGCTCGGGGAAGGTTGAGAACAAGCACCGCATACTCCGACTACGCGCCATGGCAAGTTTGTTAGAGTAAGTCATTATCCAAAGGAGAAAAGTAAAATGGACAAACTGCAACAGCTAAAGGACCTTCGGTCGAAAATCAAGGCATTGGCGACGCAGCCAGTGCTGACCGAACAGGAGGCCAATGACCTGGAAAAGCTTCTGAATGAAGCAAAAACCATTCAGTTGCAAATCGCAGGTAGCGAATTTGGCCGTGAGTCTGAAAGTAATGATACAGCGGAAGTAGACCCAGTTGATGAGAAAATCAGCAAGGCACTGGATCCCATCTTGAAGGCGCTTGAAGGCATGCCAACTTTTGAGAGGGCTGGCCTTGGGACCAATATGGGTGGTACCAATGACTCCAATTCAAAGTCATTCGGGGACTTTCTGCTGGCTATCAAGCGCAATGACGTTAAGCGCCTAACTCAAGTTTATCATTCGGTAAAGGCCATGGAGGAGGACAGCGGAGTTTCTGGTGGCTACTTGGTGCCGGAGGAGTATCGCACTGACCTGCTGAAGATGGCCGCTATCTCAAGCCAAATTGTCCCGCTGGTAACCCGTATCCCGGTAAGAACAGACGCTGGTACCTGGCCGGCCTTGGACCAGTTTACCGCACCGACAGCTGGTGTTGGTGAGACTGCCTTTGCTGCTGGTGCCGCGCTCGATGTAACGGCTGAAGGCGGAACTTTAGCAACTAATAACGACCCAAAGCTAACGGAAATTACGTGGCGGGTTCATAAAGTTGGGGATATTGTAAAGGTGTCCAATGAATTACGTGACGACGCCCCAGCAATTGAAGCGCTTTTACGAACTTTGTTCGCAGTGGCCGTAGCCGCGAAAGAAGAGTACTTCATCTTACGTGGGACGGGTGTAGGTATGCCATTGGGTATCTTAAATTCCCCGGCGGCAATTGGGGTTGCTACAGTTACCAACAACGTGTTTTCATATCAAGACGCTTTAAATATGATTTCGCGTTTCCACGCGTACGTCAAACCTGGTCGTTGGGTGGCCCACCCGAGCGTTGGGCCGGACATGGGGGTATGGGAGATTGGCACGGCTGGCGCCGGTGCGCCGAAACTCCAGGACCTTGGCTATGGCCCAGCAATCTTTTCAGAGCACATGCCACAGGCTAATAATGATGACGTACTTCTGGCTGATTTTGGGGCTTACCTGTTCTTTGACCGCCAAGGCTTGACCATTGATTACTCTGAGCATGCCTACTTTGGCACAGACCAGGTCGCCTGGCGGTTCAAGGAGCGTGTTGATGGTCAGACCTGGCTGAAGGGCGCGATTACTCTGGCTGACCCGACTGGGTCTTACACCGTGTCACCCTTCGTGTATCACGACGACTAAAAGTCACCGGAATAACTGGTAACAGGCCCATCACACGGTGAGCCCTAAGTCTGATTGTTGAGTAGTTAATCGAAAGGAGTTCTAACATGGGTTACAAACCGCGCTTGTCCGAAGAAATAGCAGTCGTGGCCACGATTGACCCTGACGCCTATTCCACCGGGACACAAACCAGTGGTATCATTGACATGAAGAATCACCGGTGCGTCATGTTCATTGTCCAAGTGGGCACGCTTGGGACTAACGCTGTGGTCAATTTCACTGTGTTTGGTGATTCTGCCGCCGCGATGGGAAGTGAAGTTGCGTTGACAGGAAAATCCATCACTGCGTTGACCGCGGCAGGGACTGACAGTAATAAACAGGCCATCGTGGAAGTGACGGCTGAGGAAGTCGCATCCCAAATCGTTGGCGGACGCTATATCCGTGGTAAACTCTCTATTGCAACCGCGGCGAGTGACGCTGGCGTAATCGCCTTGGCTGATAGCTCCCGTTACGCGCCTGCCAGTGAGTTTGACCTGGCAAGTGTTGACGAGATTGTTGCTTAATGCCTTTATAAACATCTAAGGGAGGGCGGGTTTCCGCCCTCCCGGGAACAATTCATGTTCATTGACCCGACGGCACCAGTTCAACCGAACCAGTTCTTGGTGGAGTTCCAGGATTTTCTAGATTTTCTCATGGATAATCGACCAAGACGCATTCTAGAAATTGGCATTGACGAGGGCGGGACTCTTTACCAATGGATTAAACTTGTCGGCCGAGGCGGGACTGTCTGTGGTATAGACCTACCCAACGGCCCGTGGGGCTCCCAGAAGACTCGAAATGTCTTATCCTGGAGAGAGTGGGCTCGGGAATTTGGCGTGAATTTAAACTTTATGTTAGCAGACAGTCACAGGCCAGAGTCAGTGGCATGGGCGAGGAGGTTTGCACCGGTCGACATGGTGTTCATCGATGGCGACCACAGTTATGAGGGTGTTCGCAATGATTTCGTAAATTACGGGCAACTCGTACGTCAAGGCGGGATAGTCGCACTTCACGATATTTACTACCACCCGAGTGACCCCAGTATCGGAGTCCATATCCTGTGGGATGAGTTGAAAAAGACTCACATGACGATTGAGTTCTCAAGCATGAAGGAGCAGGTTGAGCGAGGGATTGGGGCATGCCTTTTTTGACGTTTTACACTCCAACTTATAGGCGACCAAAACTCCTCGCCGACTGCGTTGCGTCAGTGCAACGACAGTCAGACTCGGACTGGCAGCACTTAATTATCCCAGATGAGGTTGGGATTGGAATTGGTGGTATGTTCGCCGCAGTCAAGCTTAACGTTGGGCAAATTCACGGGAAGTACGTTTATTTTCTTCAGGACGATGATATTATCGTTGACCAGGATTTTGTGGCTGGACTAAAAGAATTTACCAAGGATAATAATTACCCACCGGTTGTTATCGTCCGAAACATAAAGGGACCGTTGAATTTACCGGACATATGGCAGGCAAGACCAGAGCGCGGCCACATCGACCTTGGAAGTTACGTTACCAGGATGGACATTTTTGCCATGCACGCTGACAAGTTTCTTCCCACGTACGATGGCGACTTTGAGTTTATCCGCGCCCTTTGGGACCTCGGCTACGAATTTGCCTGGTGGGATAGGCTAGTCGCTAGGGCGCAACAGTGGGGTTTTGGGAGACCAGAATACGAGGTTGTCAATGCGCAAGCCTAAAATTCTATGCTTTGTCCCGATGGCACCCAAGCGTCCAAAAATCTTCGCCCGGACAATTCAATCTATTATGAACGTCTATTGGAACGGCCCAATCGAGTACATGTTCGCCCGCGAGGATAGCCCAGTTGAGGGGCCCTACGATAATATCTGTAAGAAGTACTCCATGGCGCGGTCCATAGTCCTCAATACTGGCTACGATGCCCTTTGGACTGTGGAAAGTGACATAATTGTCCCGTCTATAACACTTGAACGCTTAACCAGAGTTGAGGCGGACGTCGCGTACGGTCTTTACGCTTCCCGTCATGGCTCTAATCGCTGGTTGGCGTTTACCCATATTAGTGAAACCGTTGGAGTTTCACTGAGTGATGACCCAATTAATGCTAAGGAAGCTTGGGGTAAGGTCGTTCAAACAGCTGGAGTTGGATTGGGCTGCACATTAATCTGGCGGCGGGTGCTCGAGAAAATTGAGTTTCGTCACCCATCATCCGAAGTCGCGAATGACTGGTTTTTCTCTCTGGACTGCCTGGAGTATGGGTTTTCTCAGGCTCATGACCTTGGTGTGGTGTGCGGTCATATTGTCCCGCCGCCGTCTCCAAAAATCCTTTGGCCCGACCCTGACCACCCGCGCTTAGTCCAAGTTGAGTTTTTTGATGAGGCTCCACCGTACAGGGTCCCACCGGGTGAGACAGTAGTGCTTGTCTCTGATAGTTTTGAAACAAGGGCAGTTTATAGGGAGCGCGAGGAGCAGGAGGTGGAGCATGTACGTTGAAATTGCTGAATTACGGGAATATCTCCACATCGAAAGTGCCTCCGAGGACCACATACTCAAGGACTGTATTCTTGATGCACAGAGCCAAATTGAAAGTTACACAGGGAGATTGTTCTCCGTGTCTGAGGACACCACGAGGAGTTTTACTGTTGGTGTGGATACTAAGGAGCGCGACCTCTACTTCGACGAGGATATTTGCGTAATTACCAGCATAGTCACGAACGCGGACAACGGCTCTGGTGGCGAAGAGCTCGCATTGTCAGACTATTTTGTGTACCCAAGGAACAGGACACCGTACTTTAAAGTCCGCCTGGCTGAGTCATCGTCAAAAAGTTGGAAATACACTAACAACCCGGAGGGCGGGGTAACAG